GAGCGGCACGCCAGTCGCCTTCTTCAGCTACGAGATGACCCAAGACGAGCTGAACCTCCGAATGCTTTGCTCGCTGTCCGATACAAACCTCATCGGTGACGTGATAAACGAAGGGGTTGAGGTGAAGGAACACCGCCTTCGGATTCTTTCCCAAGCCGCCAACTTTGTGCCGAAGCTAAACGCTGCCCCGCTGCACATCGTTGACAACGGCAACCTAACCGTCAGCCAAATTCGCAGCAACGCTCGCCGCTTAGTAAGGGACGAGGGAGTAAAGCTAATCATCGTTGACTACATCCAGCTAATCAAAGCCGGTAAGGATGATCGCCAAGCGCAACGCCACGTTCAGATCGGCAACATCACAGGCGAGCTGAAACAGATGGCGATGGAACTCCAAGTTCCGGTGATCGGATTGGCCCAGCTGAACCGAGCGATTGAAGGGGAGAACCGGAGGCCGAGGCTATCCGATCTACGCGAGAGTGGCAGCATCGAGCAAGACTCGGACGTGGTGGCGTTTCTTTATGTTGAGGACGTGGATATGTGGGACGGCCCCAATATGCTGCTCAAGCTTTGTATAGGGAAGAACCGAGCCGGTCGCCAAGGCGAAGTCGATCTCGTCTTCGTCCGAAACAAAATAAGATTTGAGAGTGCGTATGACGAACAACATACCGAATGGCTGAATCGGAGAAAGAAAGAGTTAGCAAGCTAGTGAACAAAGCGGTTGAGCTTTTTAACGGCAAGCGAATCGAGTGGTGGCAGATTAAGAACCCACCAAGCGAGGAGAGGTTGGCTGATTTCTCCGACATCGAGAAGCCGCGAACCAGTTATGCAGCTGAACGCCGAGAAGATTATCAGCGAAGGAAGTATTGGGAGGCACGCGCTAGGAGGTTGTTAGCTGACCCGCGATCAACCAGAAACGATTTAGAAACTGCCGAGCGAGGAACTCGGCACAACGCAGAACTCAGCGAGCAGTTGAGGGAGCGTAGGAAAGTTACGAAGAAATAGTTTAAACAGCTGGGCATAGAGCCGGTGGATGTCGCCGGACAGGTGGGTTTCTTTGGTTGGTTCCCTCCGCATAGTGAACACCAGCTGTATTTTTTAGGAGGATGAGTGGTTGATGAGAAAGGATTTAGTGAACTTGTTAGTGCGATTGTTGTTCAGGCGGCGATCGACTTCGGGGAGGCGCATCGCTGCGGCCTTATCAACGAAGACAACACCGTCAACGCAGCTGGCCTTAAAGCTGTTCTGCGAAGGGCATACCCAAGCCGATGCCCGTTGCCAAAGTGGATGGAACCCAGCGACATCTACTCAGCCGTCAGCTTCCTCTTCGTTAGTCACTCGCTCGATGACATCATCCCAGACAAGTGGGAAGTTAACCCCGACTCTATCCGGTGCGCTATTGTGGCAGCTGCTAAAGAGGGCAAACCGATGAATCACTTTTTTAATTTTGATACCCAATAATATCATACAGATTCACGAAAACTATACCCGCCTCGGTACGTTTGAGAGGGTGTCGGTTGAGCGTTGGAAGTTACTGAATCCAGACTGGCACTACCAGTTTATTGAAGGGGATCAGCTGGTTGGTCACATTAAAGAAACGTGGCCCGAACAGTTCAGCCAATACTGTGACTTTGCCACGATCCAGAAGGCAGCTATCCAGCGGATCGCAGCTGTCCACAAATACGGTGGGCTGTATGTGGACTGTGATGTGTACCCAATCAAGATGGCCAACACGTTCACCGATCTAAAATCGGAAGCCAATTTCTATAACCTAAAAGATCACTCTAACTACGACGGCGATCTAGTTGCCGATTATATATTTGCAGCTAAGAAGGGGAGCAAGCTGTTGAGCAGATTAGGTGACGAAATATTTAAGCGCAGCTTAGAGAGGACAGTTGAGGAGCTGAATGGCTGGGAGGGTTTTATTTACGAGACGTGCAGCATACACGCATTCTCAGAGGTGGCGTTCGGTGCGAAGGCCAAGAGGCAATTCATCGACGGCTGCGACAATCACATAGAGGATTTAAAAGCCAGCCCTATGGAGTGCAACACCTACCACTACTCGACAGAGGGCTGGGTGAATAACAATCGGTTTGAGCGAGACGGAAAGGACAAGCAGTACGACCAGCTGCAACACCTCGATGTCATCAAAGAAATTTACGGAGTATGAATCAGAAACAAATAGCAGAAACGACAAGTGAGTTTTACGGGGTTGACCTAGCTGAAATGAAAAGTCCAGACCGACACCGGCATCTGGCTTGGCCACGCAACGTGTGTATGTACCTAGCTAATAGTTTAAAGATCAAGAAAAGCGACATCGGTAGGTTTTGGAACCGCGACAGAACCGTAGTCTACAACGCCGTCAGGAAAGTTGGAGGAGAGATCGAGACTAACAAGTGGAGGCTGGGCGAGGTGCAGAAGATCGCTCGCATACTGAAAAAGAAATGATGAGTATTGAATCACCCTATTTCCACACCGGCAGTCACTTTGTTGAGGGGGAGAACTGCAAAAAATGCGGAGGCAACCCTATACAATGCGATCCGACCAGCCCTTGCGAAAAAGATAACTCGCTTGAGATGGAAGTTCGCAAGCATCTAGTCGCTGTGCCGTATGCCTATCGAAGAAAGAAACCAGAAGAAGAGGAGGATAAATGCCGAAGGTTTTAATTACTGGCATCACCGGCCAAGACGGCAGCTACCTAGCTGAGAAGCTATTGGCCAGAGGTTACGAAGTTCACGGGCTAGTGCGCCGAGCGAGCAGCTTCAATACAGCGAGGATCGACCACATCTTTGACCGAGTGCAGCTGCATCGAGGAGATATGACCGACTACCTCTCGCTGCGTGCGGTGCTAAAGCTGGTGCAGCCGGATCAGATTTACAACCTAGCCGCAATGTCACAAGTGAGGGACTCGTTTGCGGTGATGAGGCACACAACGCAGACTAACTTTCTAGGGGCAGCTGATCTGTTGGCAGCTGCTTGGGACATCTGCCCCAACGTACAGCTTTATCAAGCCAGCACGTCGGAGATGTACGGCAACACCGGAGAGTTTGATAGCGACGGCAACCTCAAGCCTATTAACGAGGACACTCCACTCCGACCCGTATCTCCTTACGGTATTGCCAAGGCAGCGGCTCATTACGAAGCCCAACGCTATCGGCATCTCGGTATGCGTGTCAGCTGCGGTATATTATTCAACCACGAATCGGAGAGGCGAGGGGATACGTTCGTCACTCAGAAGATTGCTAAAGCTGCGGCTGAGTTTGCGATCAACAAACGGGAGGACTCGCTGAAGCTGGGCAATCTGGACGCAGCTAGGGACTGGGGGTATGCGCCGGACTATATGGACGCAGCTATCCTTATTAACGAGTCCCAGCACAGCGACGATTACGTCATAGCTACCGGCGAGACGTGGACGGTTGAGGATTTCCTAACCAAAGCATTCCAATATGTGGGGCTGGGAGACTACGAGGAGTTTGTCGAGATAGACCAGCGACTCAAGCGGCCCAACGAACTCTGGGCTTTAAGAGGTGACTACTCAAAAGCAAAAGCAGACTTGGGATGGTCGCCAGCTGTCCAGTTCCAAGAGCTGGTTCAACGAATGGTTGACCACCAGATTGACAGAATCTTTCCGAAATGATTTATAAACAAACCAAGCCTTGGGGATACTTTGAAGTGATCGGCGACGGGCCGAACCACAAAACCAAGCAGCTGGTTGTGATGCCAGATCAAGCCACGTCTTTACAGAAGCACAACCACCGAGCCGAGCATTGGGTGGTTGCAGCTGGCGAGGTGAACGTGGTGCTGAATACGCTGGAGAAAACTCTAGGAACAAACGAATCAATCTATATCCCAAAAGGTGCGTGGCATCGCATCTCCAACTACGGAAATATTCCAGCTGTGATTGTTGAAGTTCAAGTGGGAGACATCACCGACGAGGATGACATCCAAAGGATCGAGGACAAGTACGGGAGGGCGAGTGAAAATAAATAAAGAGAACGTCGTAACGTCAGCTGATTTAGGTTCAGCTTATATTGTGCAAAAAGAAATCGAGGTGGTGTTGAGCGGAGATGACCTCAAGCTCTTGCTCCCGTTAGCCAACAACACCGACGCTGGCAGAATAATAGCTGAACTAATCAATCCAGCGTGCAACTACAACTTAGTTTGAACGAGCGTAAGAATAAGGCGAAGGAGTACGAGGGTGAGGTGGTGAAGATCATCGCTGCCACTCACCCGACGTGGAGAGTTTACGAGCCTTCAAGCGACTACTCCAGAGTGGACGGTATAGCGATCGACAACAGAACCCAACAGCTGATCGCGGTCTGGGAAACAAAGTGCAGAAACAAATCGCTCCACGAAATTCAGAGGTTCGGTAATGAAATGATAATCGACAACCACAAGCTGGAGTCTCTTAAAAAATCAAGCTGGTTGTTCTGCGTTGAAACGTATCTGTTCACCTATCTTTTGACGGACGGGTTGATTTTAAAAACAAAAATTACGAACGACAAAGGCGAGTATGTCTGTATAAAAAGAGATGCAGAAGAAGAAGGATCAGCTGGCCTAGACCGAGGCACGATCCAAAAGAAGCATAGTTACGTTAGGATTGATGGATCAACAATCTTATCAACGGGACAGCCAATCGGCAAAATCTGAGCTGAAGGTTTTCGTAGCTGGCCACACCGGAATGGTGGGGCGTGCAGTCCTTCGTCGGCTTCACCAATCCTCCAGCTTAGAGCCGCTGCAATCTGACGAGCGAGTTGACTACACGCTGCCGAACTCAGCCGAGCGGGTGCTACAAAAATACCAACCCGATGCTGTGGTTCTGTGCGCTGCAAAAGTGGGAGGCATCCACGCCAACAACACCTACCGCGCTGACTTCATTCGCGAGAACCTAGCCATCCAGCTGAACTGGATCGAAGCCGCTCACAAGTACGGGCTGAAGAAATTTATACTACTGGGAAGCAGCTGCATCTATCCGCGTGATGCGCTACAACCGATGATCGAGGAGTCGCTGCTGACCGGATCATACGAGCCAACCAACCAGCCGTATGCGCTGGCCAAGACAACTGGCATCGAGTTGTGTAACGCTTACCACCACCAGTACGGGGATAACTTTTATTCGCTGATGCCGCCCAACCAGTACGGGCCACACGATAACTTCCGAGTGGGAGAATCCCACGCCGTCGCCTCGCTGCTGCGGAAGGCATACGAAGCTGTGGATGGCAGCGTGATTGAACTCTGGGGAACCGGCTCACCGAGGCGTGAGTTTATGTACGTCGATGATCTCGCTGACGCGATCGCGTTTTGTTTAAAGCGAGTCGATGTCTCAGACTGTGAGCCGAACGGTTTTCTAAACGTGGGAACTAAGGAGGAGTGTACGATCCGCCAGCTGGCCGAGCTAATCGTTGAAACGAGCGGCAAGCGGCTGACGCTTACGTTCGATCCGGCTATGCCGGACGGCCCACCCCGAAAGGTGATGGACTCAACGAGACTGAAACAGCTGGGATGGCAACACCGCATCAGCTTGGACGAGGGAATACGTTCAACGTGGCGGTGGCTAGAGGCAAACTGGAGACAACCGACGGTTCGCAAATAGACGCGGCCCGTATCCGGTTAGGATCAGCTGGAGAGCTGGCGATTGCCAGCGAGTTAATGCTTAGAGGGTGGGGAGTTTACAACCAGATGATCCCCGACAACTCTGACCCCTTCGACATCATCGCCACCAAAGGTAGCAAGCTGGTACGCATCCAAGTCAAAACGACAGGCAAGCTGCAATACGGAGGACGGATGCCGAGGTATGTGATCAGCTGCAGCAAACGATTTGACGGGGGGCATACTCCACTCACCAAGAAAGACTGCGACTTTGTAGTCGCCTATATCTATGACCGAGGCTGGATTCTGGTTGTTCCCGTCAGCTGCTTGGGAGCGCATACGTTTGGTGTTTTCTTTCGCAAAGACGGGAAGCCTTCGGGGAAGTGGGTGAAGTACCTCGACGCTTGGGAACTACTCGACAAAAAAACCCCCACCAGCCGGAGCCGGTGAGGGCATAACGAAAGAGTCAAATACAAAGACTCGCTCGGAGTGTGAATAAAAGAAAAGCTGACTCCAGCTTTTATTTTATGACGGTCATTTTAATTTTCAGCAGACCAGCCTCGCAGCTGGCCAGCTTACTGAAGGCAGCTTTGGACAAATCCAGAGTGCGGCCTTTGATGAATGGGCCTCGGTCGGTGATCGTAACCACCACGAACTTCGGCCCCAGCTGACAACGAACCTTCGTCCCAAATGGAAGGGTGCGGTGAGCCGCTGTCATCTCATCGGGATTGAACAAGCGACCGCTGGCCGTTGGCCTCCCCCGATACTTCTCGCCGTACCAGCTGGCGACTACCTCTTTGGCAGCTGGCTTCTCGCTGGTGGAGAAGAGGCTGGCGGCTAGTGCCGCCAACCCCGCTGTGATTGCTAGGGTTTTCATATCTTATTGTTCCCTTCGTCCAACATCACCACGTTCTCATCTTTGCAGTCGCTTCTCCAACGAGTCTTTCTGGTTGCCGTACCAGCCCAAGGCTTATTGCCAGCTGCCTTTACAAACTCGGTTAGGTGCGACTCCTTCCTCGCCTTTGTTGCGGTTGTGTGCTTCCGCTTCCGCCGTTTAGTTTTCTGTTTGTTGATTGCTCTACTCATATGTTTACCTCCCCGTAATAATTACGGTGCTGATATTTCCCTTCGTAATATGTGACCAGCTTGTAGTCGGCGGTGGTGTGGTGCGGGTTGTCATCCCGCACCAACACAACGCCACCGTTACGAACCTCTGCACGTTCTTCAGCTGTTAGGTAGCTGACCCAGCGAAACCACTTGCCTCGCCCGTTGATTACTCCGGTCTTTGATATGGTTGTTTTCATTTTGTGATTCGGGTACGCGCCCATTGTGCCTTCGTCATCGGAACCCCAGCTGCGTAATCTTTATCGGTAATGCAGCTGACTGAACCGCAGAAACCAGCCTCTTTGAGTCTTGTGGTAAACCGATTAATCACATAATGGGGGCTGTCGGTTTCTTCTATGTGCATATACCTCATCCAGTTAAACCCGTTTGGGTTATTCGCTGGTTGCTTGATCTTAAACCAACCCGTTTTTCTAAGGTAAGCCCCGCACCCGTTCAGCTTGTTAACTCTGAGGCCGAGCCAAATAGATTGATCTTTCATAGTGCAATGAATTCAAAGGTTGGATTCTTCAGCTGCTCGCTGACCTCATCATCGGCAACCCAACGAATTGAGTTGGCCAAATCTTCCAAGCTGATCTTCGGGTCAACGCTGTTGCCCTCTTCATCAGCTCCCAACACCAAACCCCTACCGCATAGCGGTGACGGGTTGGTCGCTCCGATAGCTTCAACCTTCAGCTGAAACCAATACTTGTCTCCCTCAGTCAACAAGCCTTCATCATCTACAAACACCGTATCCTCTTCGGGCAAGTAGCTGCCAACGCAGAAGAGACGAGCGTCGATGATCTCGGCAATCTCTTGCCACTTGTCACTAACTTCCACCTCGGTCACACGCCGAGCCTTCGGGTCAATCAAATAACCTCTCATAAATTATGCTGCCTCCTTTCGGAATTGAATTGTTGTCAAAGCTTCTGCCGTATCAATCACGACAGCTCCACGTTTGTTGTACCTCCGAGTGGCACGCGAGTCGTGCGGTGTTTTTCTCGCGTCTGCTACGTGGACAATCTCCACACCTTCGACCAAGCCGACAGCCAGACACAAATCGTCTAGCTGATCGGGGCCGACCGTTACGCCTAGGAATTTTCTAGTCATAGTATTTTACCTTTCGTTATTGGTTGTTAGTTATTACGGAACCGAGCGATCGGCTCATCTTCTTTGCCGTCTTTAAACATATCTCCAGCTGCGGCTTCAGCTACGTCGTGAGTGAACCGGACGAGGAACCCAGCCCCCTCCAGCACTCGCGTGATCTCTGTGTTCTTCTGGATGTACTTCAACACCAGCTCACTAAACTCTTCGGAGCCGCTTGACTTGCTCGCTGCCTTCATCGTGAGGTTCACCACCTCGTTGACAGCAGAACCAAGCACGTCGTGAAACTCCGCCGCCACCATCCCAGCTGATAGGGCCAGCTGGGTTTTGTTGTCAGTTTCAAAGAGTTCGTCTTTGTTCTCGATGACTGCATCGAACGCAGCCGCTTTTAGTTTATCCATTTTCATTATTATTTTTATGTTAGTGAGACAATAATCTGCCTCCATCAACCAACACCGTAGTGTTGGCTGAAGGGGAGAGATGTTATGTTGCTATTTACTACCCGAAGAACGACACCAAACTGTTCAGTAGTGTGTCGCCGTAGAAGTAACCGGCAAGCAAGCTGCCGATTGGGATGGAGATTCGGACTAGCTCCCAGCCGAGGGTGAGCAGTAGGCGATTCATCGAATCACCTCCCGCCCCTCGGTGAAGACTTCAACCAAGTGCTTGGCCAGCTGGGGGATCATTGTGTCGGGCTTGACGTTATCAATCCCACCGTTGATTCCGACTGACTGCCGGATCGGTTTGCTGCCCGACTTGTAAGCTCCCTCATCGGCGTAATGGTAGACAGTCTCGCCGACTCCGACCGACCCCCACCATTCGTGGTTGGGTTGCTTTGGGTTGGAAGTCAGCACTTGGGTCATCAAACCGATCGCGTAGACCTCGTAACCTTCGCGGCGTAGTTTTGCCCATTGCCCGTTCGTTCTCCAAAACGGGTCAGTCGTGGCCATATCGCCGTCGGTGATAACGATTGCAATTTTCCGCTGCTCACGCCGTCCCTTCATCATCTTCAGTCCAGACCTCAAGGCGTATGGCACGTTCGTCCCACCGCACGGGCAAGCGTCCTCAAGCATTGCCTTCTGCCACTTGCCTTTCCAGTTTTTGCCGAGATAAATTTCGCAAGTGTAGTAAATCAGCTGGTGTGGGATTCGCAGCTGATCCATAGCCTTTGACAAGCAAGCCGCCGCCGCTGCTGCATAGCTCATACGGTTATAGCTTTTACCGTTGTGGACAGAATTTGAGTTCATCGAACCGGACTCGTCGATGTAGATTTGCACGCAAGCATCCAGCTTTTTGCCGCGAGTGGTGCGCTTGTAAACGGTGTTGACATCGGTCAGCTGGGCGATCTGGTGTATCTTATGCATATCAATCTCGCCGCTGTCGCGGTTGCGTGCGATGCGGTTACGGGAATCAGCAAGCAAAGCCTTCCGAACTTTGCCGATCAGCTGGGTAGCTTTGGGTACTTCTTTAGCTAACACTTTTTTGTTTCTGCCATCCCTCGTCGCTTCGGGCCTGTCGTTGTGCTGCCTGCCAAGCTCCTCGATTTTTCTATCGGCTTCTCTTTCCCATTCGGATTGCGCTCGCCTCGGAGTGTCTACGGGTTCGCGTCCATTATTCCCGCGTTTAATCTCGTACTCGCCGCCTTCGCCTTTGCCTTCGGTTGGCTCGCCTTTGCCTTCGGTTGGCTCGCCTTTGCCTTCGTCGCCTCCGGTTGGGGCTACCCAAACGTGCCACGTTGGCTCTGGGGCTTTTCGCATTAAACGGTGTTTCTCAATCCAGCTGTCCGGTTTTGTTGGGATGCTGTCAAAATACTCGTCCCAGAGTCGCCGATAGATATTCAACTTGGTTTGGTCGCTTGTGCCATTGAGTATGTTTAGAGTTGTCCCGATTGATCGAAGCATCCAGCGGTCAAACAAAACTTTCCAGCGCGGATAATGTGTTAAATGCGCCAACGCTTCTGATGGGGTTTTACCTTTGGCCTCCATTTGGAACCGCAATTTCCAAAGCATATAAGCCTTTGACTTGTTTGTGAGTGCGTAGTTTCTGCTCATTGTATTTTTTCCTTTCGTTATTTTAATGGTGATTTTAGATAGACAACAAACACTTAACCTCGCTCGCTTCTGACGGTGTCAGTGCGTCGAGGATTGTCATTTTCAACGCCTCGTCGAGAGTCATCGGGCTGAGTGCTTCAACCTCTTGACCGTATGCGTCTTTGGCTTGTAAGGCCTTTGATATTGAGAGCATCGTCCTAGTCGATGGCGGCATCGTTAGAGTACCGGCGGTGTGTGCTTTGCGTAGGATCGAAAACTTATCGAATACGTCACTCGCCGCTTGTTCGCTCAAGCCGTCAGCTTGCAAGATGCTGGTTTCTTCCCGCTTGGTCAGATAGTCGGCATAAACAAAGCGGCAACGGGTTTTCAATGCGCCGCTGATCTGGTGGCCGGAATACAGTCCCGTCTCATCGGTCAGCCCATTCATAGTAAAGGCGACAAGAAAATCCTTATGCGCGGTGATACGCTCGCCGGTTTGCGGAACGGTCACAACTGCGGGGTGCGCGTCCGTATAGCTATTTACAGCGGAGAGTAATTCCGGCGGGAGCTGATCGGCTTCGTCGAATATAACGACGATACCCTCGCGGGCCGCTATCGGGAGAACTTTCAACAGCGTTCGCATTACCGGCGCGCCGGACTCGACTTCAATCGTTTTCTCGGCGACAAGCTCCGACATCGAGATACCTTCGGAACAACTAATCTTGATCCAGCGGCGGCCAAGCTCATTCAAGACTTGCTCAAGCGGGTAGGTTTTGCCGCTGCCGGACGGGCCTGAGATAATAACGTGAAACCGCGCCAAGATTGCGGATTTGATACGCTTGGTTGTACGGTTCGGGCGATAGTATTTTGAGACGCTACGGATCGGCGGCAAAAGGGTCTTCTCGCCGCTCGACAACTGGCCTCGGATAGACTCGCCAAGCTCGGTCTGCATCAAAGCGGAAACGGTCGCGGCCAAGCTATCGTCGGCAAACTTTTTGACGGTGTTGGCAATCGCTTTTTCGATCGCTTCGGGTTGCTCGGTTATCTGCTTCTCAAACAACTGCCCGAACGAGTCCCGCTGCACGTCAAACGCTTCTTGGCGTACTCGATCAACGTCGAGGGATGGGGTCTGGGGTTGAAACAAACCGCGCAACGCTTCAATCGCTTG